GTTATCAATTCTGCAGATGTTCCTCTTGTCTTTCCATGGCGTGCATACAGATTTATTTGGAATGAGTTTTATAGGTTTGAACAGCTTGAGGAAGAGATACAGGTTTGCCAGTATTTGAATGCTGGTAACGATGCAGATTCTACTAAGATTTCCAATGCAGATTATGATAAGCTTTTGAAGCGTGGTTGGAGACGTGATTATTTTACTTCTGCCCTACCCTTCCAGCAGTTCGGTACTAGTCCTGCTTTCCAGCTCGAAGGTGTTTTGCCTGTTGAGTTCTATTACCCTGATACTTCTGTTAATTTGAGTTATCATGTTGATGCTCCTCCTACAGGTAATACTTGGTCTCCTTTTTCTGGTACTGGTACTGTTAATTTTCCTTCTTATTCTAAGCAAGGAAGTATTGATTATACTGTTGATCCTGCGTCTTGGACTTTTAATAGAAAAACTTCTGGTGAGTATAATGGTTCTGGTACTTCTACTGTTCATTTTACTCCTAGGTATCCCGATTTTGCTGTTTGGCAAGATGTTTCTGGTGAGTATAATGGTACTCCTAATTTCAATTATTCTTCTGATGGTGAGATTCAGGGTTCCCGTACTCCTACTTCTACTTTTTCTTTTACTTCTTATCCCAAAGGACGTGTGGATCTAAGAGATGCTGTTACTTTTGATATTTCTGATATTCGTACCAACTTCCAAATTCAAAAGTGGATGGAAAGAAACGCTCGTGGAGGTGTCCGTTATACTGAGTATCTTCAATCTCATTTTGGTGTCTCCCCTTCTGATGCAAGGCTTCAGCGTCCTGAGTTTGTTGGTTCGTTTAGGTTGAATTGGATTGTAAGTGAAGTTCTTCAGACTTCGGCAACTCAAGATGGCAGCACTGCACAAGGTAACCAAGCAGGACAAGCTATTTGTATTGGTTCTGGATCTCTCGGTACTTATAAGGCTTATGAGTTTGGTTATTATATGATAATGGCTTCAGTTATTCCTAAAGCCCAGTATCAGCAAGGTTTGCCACGTTGGTTGTCTAGACGTACACGTTTTGATTTTTATTCGCCTGAGTTTGCGCATTTGTCGGAGCAAGCTGTTTTGAATAAAGAGCTTTTTGTCTCTGGTAACACTGAGACGGATAATGATATTTTCGGCTTCCAAGGAATCTGGAATGAGTTAAGGTATCTGCCTTCTCGTGTGTCGTATCATATGAGGTCTGATGCTCCAGATTACAGTTTTGATTATTGGCATCAAGCAAGGTTCTTTAGTACTACTCCGATTTTGAACAAGGAATTTTTGGAGATAGGTTCTACTGATTCTGGAAAAGCTGAGCTGATGCGACCTTTTGCTGTCCAGGACGAAAACCCGTTCATAATGCACTTTGGTTTCAACCTGAGAGCCAATAGACCTATCCCTTATTTGGCAGAACCCGGTCTTGTTGACCACTTCTAGTTAGAATTAACTAGGTGTCTAGTAAGAATTAACTACACTATCCGTAGTGTAGTTAATGTTAACTATTACGCTATATGTGGTGTATCGTTGATTCATCCCGATGGCATGTTTAAAACAAATTTCACATTTTGAGGTAAATACTTATGAACGAAACAATTACTTATTTGAGGAAGCATTTTAGAGCTATGGAACAAGGTGAAATCCGTGGCGAAGAGCCTTCTAGCACTCCTTCTCTAGTAGATAAGAGAGGTTATTTGTCATTAAAGAAACAAGTGGAGCGTGCTTTGCAAGCTGGTCAGCGTCTTGAGGCTTATCGACGTGGTGAATATGCGATCTCTGATACAGATGGCTTTGTAGAGCCTTCTCCGATAGATCAAGTTGTTGATCCTAGCGTTGATATCCCGATTATCGCGTCCGATCTAATTACCAAAGCTGAGCAAGTCCAGAACGCGAATAGCGATGACGGCGCGAAGCAGAGTCAGAGCAATGAGCAATCTGGAACTTCTCAGCCAGCAACTGAAGGCGTTGAGCCTGAAGGCGCTAGCAAATGAGATGGAGCTACTCGATGTAGCTCCAGCGAAGAGACTGCTGGTAATGCCCTTTCTACAAGCGACAGCATACCAGCTTTCGACTGTCAACTGGCTCTCGCGCGTGCGCGTGCATGCGCGGTTAATATATCTTGATAATTATTATGCCAGTTGACACGACTTATGGAGTCGTAAGACTGGAACGTATTTTTGACATCGTTCCAAAAAGGAGTAAAAAAATGAGTTTTGATATAAATCCGTATATATCTGGTGCTGGTGCTTTGGCTGGTTTTGTGCAAGGTCAACAGAATCTTGCTTTTCAGAAAGAACAGTTTGCTTATCAAAAAGAATTGCAAAAACAGATTTTTGAGCGTGAAGATAGTGCAGTTCAAAGAAGAGCTGCAGATTTGCAAAAAGCTGGCTTATCAAAGACTTTGGCTGCAGGTGATTCCGCTAGTGCTGGATCTGTTGTTAATACTACTGCTCCGCAGAATGATACTATGGCTCGTGTTATAGAAGGTATATCCATAGCTAAGGCTTTTTCAGAGGCTAAGCAAGCAGAGGCTTCGGCTTCTAATGAGGTTAAGCAAGGTAATCTGATTGATGAACAAGTTAAGTCTCAGGCTACTAATCGTGCTTATACAGAAGCTCGTACACTTTTGACTACTGGATCTTATGAGATGCTTGGTATTCAGAAGCAACAGGCTGAAGCTATGATTTCAAAGGCTAATGCAGAGACTGATTCTATAATGTTAGGAATGGGTTTTACTCGTGCGCAGATAGAGAAAGCTAAAGCTGAAACTGACTATATTACTGCACAAACTACTTCTGTTAATAATACTAATTCTTTGTTTGGTTTGCGTGAGGAAAATTTGAAGTTGCAGAATGAGCAATTGAGATTGTCCAATTTAGGTCAAGGATGGTCTAATAAGTTGTCTGAAGCTAGGTTGATTGCACAACAGAATGATAATGACGCTTTTAGTGTTCGTAAGGAATTGATGGAAGCTCAGTTAGCTGGACAACTTCTTGACAATTCTCGACAGCGCATGGAAAATGTTTATATGAACTCTTTCGGTCAGAAGATGGGTACATCCACTAATAGTATGTGGGAAAAGTTTTTTGGTTCTGGTGAGAAAGGACTTGCTGTGGCTGTTGGTGATAAAATGTATAAATGGAGAGGTTATTGATATGTCTTCTACTCTATCGGCTTTATCAGTTTTGTTTGTTTGTGGTTTGTGTTCATTAGGTCTTGGTTATTTGTTGTATCGTGCAATAATTAACATTATTCGTGAGATTAAAAAGAAATAAGTACGCTATGGATAGTGTGGATTCGTTAATTGACATATTATCCATTATATCCAAAATAATAGTTTCGGAGGTAATTTGTTGAATCTTAAAGAGTTATTAGAAAATAGCCATTTCTCTAATTCTTTAAAAAAGAATTGGCGTAAAATTAGTTTTGTTTTTGCTAGTGTGCTGATTCTCGTATGTCTTTGGTGCTGTTATGGCTGTCAAGGACTCGCTAATGCCAACGGCGATAATAATCAGATTGTAATTTCAAAGGAGCATTCTAATGTATCGCAGGAAGCGTAGAAGAAGAAGGAGACGATAAATGTGTTCTCTTGGAGAAAATTTTGGTGTATGTCGTGCTGAGGTCAAGATGATTTTGGCTTCATGTCGTTATAGAGATTATAAGCGTGATGGTTATTGTGATTTCCAAGCGCGCTGGAATGCTAAGAGGTGTTTGCGTGAGCAGAAGAAGGCATAGAAGAAGAAGAGCTAGAACTTCTTTTAATTATCGTGTTAATCGTGGTGGTATAAGATTGTGAATGAAATGTACATCCCCGATTATGGTTACTCGGAGAGATGGTAGTAATAGAGTCAAGATTGGATCAGATGGTTTGTCTTATGACTTAGTTCCTTGTGGCAAGTGTTTTGCTTGTCGTAAAGAGCGTTCGCAAGCTTGGGGCTTGCGCTTGATGCTGGAGTCTATAGAGCATAAGGATAATGTTTTTCTGACATTGACTTATGATGAATTAGATGTTCCGTATGTTACTGATGGCGTTAATTTTTATAAAAGTCTTAAGAAAACAGATTTGCAGAAGTTTTGGAAACGGCTTCGAAAGGATCTTGATTATAAGATTTCTTATTACGCTGTAGGTGAGTATGGAGATGAGACAGGACGTCCGCATTATCATGCAATTGTGTTTGGTTTGTCTGCTTATGAAAGGCAGATTGTCCAGGATAATTGGACTCACGGACATGTTGAGGTTGATAGTGTAGATTTGGCGTCTTGTTATTATGTAGCTGGTTATTGCCAGAAAAAATTATATGATACGGATTTTCCTGATGTTGTACAAAAACCGTTTTCTTGCATGTCTAAAGGTCTTGCTAAGATTTTTGTGGAAAACAATTGGAAGCAGATGCTTGATGATGGTTTTATACGTTACAAAGGAATAAAGTATCCCATACCGCGTTATTTCTGGAAGATGATGTTGTCAGATGATTCTATACCGCTTTCTGAGTTTGATTTGCAGAGCTATAAGTTCCATCAGAGGACTAAGGCTATGGATCTAATCGATTATAAATATAGTCGGTTAGGCGTTTTTGATGAGGTTTTGCGTGGTCAATTAGAGGATAGAGCCCGTGAAGCCCGTGCTTGTGCCAATAAGAGTTTGGCGCGACAAAGGAGAACAAAGTTATGATGTTAAATGTTTATTCTATTTATGATAAGGATACTGGAAAGTATGGTCAGCCTTTTTTTGCAGAAACGGATGCAGTTGCTAAGAGACAGTTTCTTATTGGTTGCAAGTCTTTACCTAAAGAGATTCTGGTTGCTCTTAAGTTTTTCCGTATAGCACATGTTGATATGGATACTATTGATTTCTCAAATGATTCGGAATTTATCATGTCAGGTGATGATGTTTTAGATTATTTGGAAAATGAAAATAAAAAGGAGTCTAATTAATGGCTGGTGTTTTTTCTAAAGTCGGCGGTTACAAGCCGTCAAAGAATGCCTTTTCTTTAAGGCATTCTAATTTGTGTGATATGGGTTTTGGTGATGTAGTCCCTATTGACTGTATAGAGATGGTCCCCGGTGATGTTTTCCGTAATGACGTTAACATAGTTGGTCGACTTTCTAACTCTCTTTCATCTCCAATGTTGGCTGATATGGATGTTATTGTTGAAGCGTTTTTTGTCCCTACTCGTCTTTTGATGGGACATGATGCTAATTTTGACACTCCAGTTGGTGAGCGTAATTTTGAGGAGCTTCTTGTTGGAGGTAAAGATGGAAATGAAGATTTGTCTGTTCCCGTCTACGGTCTTCCTAATAAAGAGTTGAAGTTTGGTTTCGGAGGTATTTCAGATTACATTGGTATACAGCAAAATGTCGTTATCAATTCTGCAGATGTTCCTCTTGTCTTTCCATGGCGTGCATACAGATTTATTTGGAATGAGTTTTATAGGTTTGAACAGCTTGAGGAA